TTCGCGGACTTCGCCGAGGAAATGGAGCTCCGAGGTTTTCCTCGGGAGGACAAGGACGGCCGCGGGATCCTGTTTGAGGTGGCGCAGGGGGCTAAGACGCTTTCTGGGCCCATGAAAGAAACCAGGGCGCTGTTTGCTGATCGGAAGATCGTGTTCAGCCGGCACAACGGCCTTTTTAGGTGGTGCGTTACGAACACGGCGGCCCGGGTGGACGCGAACAATAACGTGACGCCGGATAAGCGGTCCAGTAGGGCCCGAATTGACGGCTATACCTCGTTCCTGAATGCCTATGTGGCATACCTCAGGTGCAAAGATGACTTTGCCGTGTACCAACCATGACGGGAGCCGCCCCATCGAGGGCGGTTTTCGTATGCCAGAGGTGGTGAGCATGTGAGCTGGCTGCAGCGCATTTTCAATCGACCCCGTGGTGAGACGGTTGGTAGAGTCCTGCTCATCACCGACCACGGAAGCTGGTATCGAACATGGGACGGTTCGCTCTACAAGAGCGACATCGTCCGGGCGGCCATCCGACCGAAGGCCAAGGCCATCGGCAAGCTGATGGCTATGCACATCCGAGAAACGAACGGGCAACTGCAGGTGAACCCGGAGCCGTATCTGCGGCTACTGCTGGAGGAGCCCAATCCCTACAGCGGCGGCCAGATGTTCCGGGAGCGGCTGGCGACGCTNCTCCAGCTGAACAATAATGCATTCGTCCAGATTGTCCGTGACCAGGACGGCCTGCCGCAGCAACTCTATATCATCCCGGCAGCGACGGCCGAGGCCATCCTGCGACCGGACGGAAGCTTGTGGGTGCGGTTCCAACTGACGGACGGCGACCTGTTGGAGCTGCCGTACAAGGACGTCATCCACCTGCGGGATGAGTACGCCGAGAACGACATCTTCGGCGCTCACAAAGCGGAAGCACTGAAACAGTTGCTCGAAATCGTGGCTGCTTCGGACCAGAGCGTCGTCCAGGCGGTGCGCCGGTCGGCGTTCATTCGCTGGGTGATGAAGTTCAAACAGCAGCTCAAACCCGACGACGTCGAGAGGAACGTCCGGGAGTTTTCGGAGCGCTACNTGAGCTTGGAGAACGAGACGGGCATCCTGCCGCAAGATGCGAAGTTCGACATCGAGCCCATGCGGGACGGCGGCCAGCCCTACGTNCCNGCNTCCCCGCTCCAGCAGCGGGCGGTTGAGCGCATCTACTCGTTCTTCCGGGTCAATGAGGCCATCGTGCAGGCGAAGTACGATGAAAACCAGTGGCTGGCCTACTATGAGGCCGAGATTGCGCCGCTGGCCCAGCAGATGAGCGAGGAGTTCACCCGCAAGCTGTTCAGCCGCCGGGAGCGTGGTTTCGGCAACCGGATCGTGTTCGATGCTACAGCCCTGACGTTTGCGAGCATGCAGACGAAACTCGGGCTGGTGCAGATGGTTGACCGGGGCGCCCTCACGCCAAACGAGTGGCGCCGGATTCTGAACCTGCCGCCCATCGAAGGCGGCGACAAGCCGATCCGACGGCTAGACACGGACGTCGTAAATGATGGGCCGGACCAAGGAGGTGATGGCACTTGAAGGGCAAGCGGCGGTTTTGGCAGTTCCTCAACCGTTCCGACACCGAAGTGGAGCTGCGGATCGAGGGCGAGATAGTCGATGAAGACGACGCTTGGTTGTATGAGTGGCTGGGGATCCAGCACGTGACGCCCAACGCGTTTCGCGAAGAGCTGGCCAAATACAAGGGCAAGGACCTTACCGTTTGGATCGACAGCCTGGGCGGTGTTGTCTGGGCGGCGGCTGGCATCTACAATGCCCTGATGGAGCATCAAGGTAGAGTCACCGTCAAAATCGACGGCAAGGCCCTATCGGCGGCAACCATCATCGCCATGGCTGGCGACGAGGTGCTGATGTCGCCCGCGGCCGTGATGATGATTCACAACCCCTGGGTCCATGCGGCTGGCGACGCCGGCTTCCTGCGCCAGATGGCGGGCGTACTCGACGAAATCAAGGAGGCCATCATCAACGCCTACGAGATTAAGACGGGCCTCTCGAGGGATGAACTGGCCCGCTTGATGGATGAGGAAACCTGGATGAGCGCCCGCAAGGCGGTGGAACTCGGGTTCGCCGACGGCATCCTCTATGCCGACGACGCCGAGCCAGAGTCAGCCAACGCCTGGGCGGCGCCGGCATATGCGGTGAGCCGGCTCGCGGTTCTCAACATGGCCGACGCGGCGATGCGTCGGCTTTTTGATGTCTGGAAAGCGCACAACGGCGGCCGCGAGGCCGACCTGCAGCTCCAACTGGAGCTAATCAAACTCAAGGAGGTCAAGGACGATGACGCGTAAGGAGTATGTCGAGAAGCGGAAGGCCCTGGTCGCCGAGGCGGAAGCCTACGCGGCCGAGGGCAGTGTCGANCGGTTCAACGAGGTGAAGGCGCAGATTGAGGCGCTCGACCGGGAGTACGAGGCGGCCATCGTGGCCCGGGCAAACGCCCGCGCGCTGCAGGAGGAACTGAAGGTCCTCCAGTCCCGCNCGGTTGGCGCAGACGAGCCGGCGTTGGTGCCCGGTACTGGGCAGGTTGTCGACACCATGCAGGCCGACAAGGCGCGGGTCATCACCCGCTGGGGTGTCCAGGCGTCGGCGGAGCGCGGTCGCGCCCTGAAGGCCATGAACGCCGTGAAGCTGACGACCGAAGGTGTGCTGGTGCCCACTCGCTACGGCACCGACTTGATGCCGGCGTGGAACGAGGTCTCGTCTCTCATCGACCTCGTCCGCATCTTCCCGCGGATCGGCGGCGAGGCGTTCGAGCGGTCCTACGTCCGTGGCTACGGCGAGGGCCAGGAGGTCGCGGACGACGCTGACTACCACGAGTCCGACACTGAGTTCGGGTTCGTGCGCATCGGCAAGTCCAAGGTGACGGTGTACACCGAAGAGGACGAGGGCGTGCTCAAGCTGCCGGACATCGACTATGACGCCGAGGTCGTCAACGGTGTGCGCATCGCCCTGCGGAAGCGCATCGCCCGGCAGATTTTGGTCGGTCCCGGCACTGCGAACCGGCTCACGGGCATCTTTGCCTCCAACTATTCGAGCGCGGACCCGAAGGCCGGCGCCATCGACCCGGCGACGGACCTGCAGCTGGCGACCATCGACGACGGCACGCTGGACGAGATCATTTTCAGCTACGGTGGGGAGGAAGATGTGGAGTCCGGTGCGGCCTTGATCCTCAATAAGCAGGATCTCAAGGCGTTCGCCAAGCTCCGCGACGGCAACGGCAACCGGATCCACACCATCAGCTACAACGGCAACACCGGGCTGATTGACGGTGTTCCGTTCATCATCAACTCGGCTTGCGGTGTNCTGTCCGGAGCCGGCACCGCGCCCGGCACCTACTGCATGGCTTACGGCCACCTGTCCAACTACGGGCTGGCCATCTTCTCGGACATCGACATCCAGCGGAGCACGGACTACAAGTTCCGGTCGGGCCAGGTCGCGCACCGCGGCAGCGTGTACGTCGGTGGGAACGTCATCAAGTGGAACGGCTTCGTGCGGGTCAAGAAGGCCGCAGCCGGCGAGTAAGGTGATGCCCGATGATGTACCGGGCGACGCGGTCCTTCGTCTGCCCGTGGACCAGGCAGCTTTACCTGCGCGGTAAGCTATGCCTTATCCAAGACGCCGACCGGGCGGCGTACCTGGAGCGGCATGGGCTCATTGAGCGAGTGGACAAGGCCCCGGTGGGTGACGAATCTGCCGGGGCCGATGCGTCCCCGCCGCCCAAGCGCAAGAAGTCGAGGCGATGACGATGACTCTGCTAGATGACGTCAAGCTCGCCCTGCGCATCAGCCCAGGCACCACCGCCTACGATGGTGAGGTGCAGGACCTGATTGCGGCGGCCAAGGCCGATCTGAAGCGCGCCGGCGTCGACCCGGCTAAGGTGGATGCAGAGGATGAGGATCTGGATCCCCTCATCAAGCGGGCCATCGTCGTGTACTGCAAGGTCGAATTCGGTTGGGACAACCCCGACGCGGAGAGACTGGCCCGGGCGTATGAGCACCTAGTGGCCGCCCTGACGCTCTCGCAAGATTATCTGCCGCCCAAGGAGGCGTGAGCGGTGCTATTTAGGGATGTGATTGAGCTTCTGTCAAGGACGCTGGAGCAGGACCCGNTCACGGGCGAGATGCGGGAGGTCGAGACGGCCCGGCAGGTGTTCGCCAACCGGCGGTCGGTGCGGCAGAGCGAGTTCTACGCGGCGCATATGGCTGGCCTGCAGCCAGAGGTCATGTTCGAGGTCCGCTCGTTCGAGTACCAGGGCGAGCGGGCGCTGCGGTACCAGGGGCGCCGCTACGACATTATCCGCACCTACGACAGGGGCGAGATGANNGAGCTTGTCTGTGAAGCCNCTCTAAACAAGTGACCCCGGGAAAGGGAGGGGACGTATGAACCTCAAGAAGCGCGTCATTCTTGAGTTTGACGAGGTGCCAAAGCTGATCTTTGTGCAGGGCGCGGGGTTAAACGATAAGGCGCTCTATATCGACGGCAAGAAGGTCAAGGGGATTCGCCGCGTTCGTATCGAGGCGAGCTTCGACGATATCACGACTCACGAGGTGGAGTATGTGACGCACGCCGCTGGTGAGGAGCCTGTCACGTTGGGCGGGTGATAGCCCATGGAAATCCGTTTCGAGATGCAGGGCCATAAGACGGTGTTGCGGGCCTTTGAGACCATGCGCCGCAACACGCAGCGGGCAACCGTCACCCGCGCGGCCCGCGTAGCGGCCAAACGGATCGGGGAAGAGG